TCAGCTTGTCGAAGAAGTCTTGCGGCGTACACCAGCACATATTTTTAGAGGATAGAAGCGCCGCGTTCATTCGTCCGCCACCTCGCTTCTTGTAACCTTTTTCGTTTTGCCCTCTGCGAAGGCTTTTACCGCCTTCGCCTTGCTGGTGAAAGTGTCCTTCGTTTCAATGCCGCACTTCGGGCAATATACGAAATATTCCTTGTTCTGCTTGTCCTCGTATACTCGCGCGTTACTGTTTTCGCCTTCACAAAACGGGCATTCCATAGGCGTTTCCGTGAAAAGTCGCTTTTCTTCCGGCGCGTCGTCCGTTTCCGACTTTTCGTCGGCGAATACGCGAACAACCGCCGCCACCTGCTCAAAGTCCAAATAAACGGGCTTGTTCTCCGTGATCCCTTCGATGTTGTAGCCCGTTACCTGTTGAAAGCCGTTTCGCGTAAGCGTGAATTTGTCGCACTTGATAGAGAATTCAACGCCGCTTTTCAGAATAACGCGTACCGTCATTTTAGGCATTGTCCGCCACCTCGCTTTCCTCCGGAACGTCAAACGCTAAATTCAGAAGATAGCCGATAACCTCCAGCATGGCGGATTTTGAAATTCCGTTATGCGTCGGCATTTTCAGAACTTCAAGAATTGCCGTTCCTTTCTCTTCGTCTGTGTATTTCTCGCTGTTGATCTGTAAGAAGATCGCGCAAGCTGTACCGATCTTCATTCCGCTTCGTCCTCCTTTTCCTCTGTGTCTGCGTCGTGCCGTTCTACAATAGCCGGAAAATCAATGCGCGGCGCACGATCCGCCAGCCGGATTTGACAACCGCAAATCGGGCAATCAACCGCCGAAAAGCGCGTCGGCGCGGCGGTAAGCATTTCAAGCGCCGAACGCGGTTCTTCCGCCGTGTAGATGTTTTCCCGCTCCGGTGTGAAGCGATAGCCGCAAACGCGGCATTCTGTCTTTTTCTTGCTGAACATATTGAATAGCTCCTTTCGTGTGATTTAATATTTACCGTAGACGCGGACGGCGGTTTTCCCGCTATGCGTCGCCGCCGATACGATAGCCGAAGGCATAAAGGAAACGCGCAAGAAGTCCCGCGCGGCGCGCTTCGCAAGCCGCCATGTAATCAACTTCGCGTTCGGCTCTTCTGCCGCCGTGTCGTCGATCGGATATTCGCAAATAAGCACGGTGTTTCCGAACGGGCGGCGCGCCGGACGCTCCTTCATAAACTCTTTGTTGCCTTCCTTACACTTGATAATTTCAAGCGCCTTCGGAAACTGCCAGCCGCTTTTGTTATCCTTCATGTGTGCCGCTCCTTTCGTCAAATTGCCGCTATGTTCAAAGCGGTTAAAAGTCGATCCGTTACTTGCTTGCGGTGTAACTGCTTCAAGATCGTTTCTTCGTTTGCGTCGAAATTCGCCCGAAGCGTTACGAAATACCGCAATTCGGGATTTGCCCGCTGGCGGATACCCAGCATAAACAAAAGCCGATCCGTTACTTCTGCGTTGATTGAATAGACGGCAATTTCGCCCGTCGCTTTGTCAATCTCTCTGCATAAGCAAATCAATTCTTTTCCCAATTCGCCGCCCCTCCTTAATCTGTGTACGGGCTTTCAAGCGTCCAGCCGAAGCAATCCGTACTTTTCCATTCCGTTGTGAAGTGATTGCGCCGCCCGTCGCCCGTGAAGAAGCAGTATTCCGCCGGAAGCACCCGCCCGACGTTTTCTTCGCCGTCCCGCTCCGCGCGGTATCGTGTCAGCACGTCCGCCGCAAGAAGGGTGAATTCCTCTTTCACTGGATATTCGGGATCGTAGCCGCTGAACTGATAGGGCGCTTCGATAACCTCCAGCACCGTGTCGGGGAAGCGCGGATCGTCAACGCGGTTCAGAACGCACCATACAACCGCCGCTTGTTCCGTCGTAGAAGGAACGATCCCCGCTTCGCCGTAGATCAGCTTTGCAAGGGCTTCAACCTCCGCCGCGTTCGGCACATATTCCGCCACCGTCCCGCTCGAAGGAAGAAGAACGGCGGTCGGCTGGTGTACCTCTTCAAGCGTTCCGGCGGTCGTGTCCTTCGGCTTGTCCGCCGCACCGCTCCCGCTCCACGGCATAAGCGCCGCAAGAAGGGCGGCAACGGTCAGCAATGCAACCGTAAGGGCGACGCGACGGCGAAGCATTGCCCGCCGCCGTCGTTGTGCCTGTATCCGCCGGGGCTTGTGTGCGCTGGCTGTCTGCTCGACTATGTAACCGCAAGGCACTTCACAAATAAACTTCCCGTCCGCGTCTTGCAGGACTGCAAGCGCCCCGCGCGCCCGATCCGCCGTCATTGTTCCACCTCCGCCGCCGGAAGGGAAAGCCACCATTCCGGATTGTTCCGGAACTTCTCGTTCGGGCAATCGTCGCAACTGTCCGCGCCACACTCTACGCAAAAGCGTTCTTGAAACGCGCCGTCCCACGGCGCTTCTATGACCGGAAGGGAGCGAAGGAAGCCCGCCAGCGTGGGCTTGTCCTTCGTGATAGCGTCAAATACCGAAGTGAACTGCCGAACGTTCAAAACTTCGTCGCCGATAATGCACCCGTTCGCGATCCGCTCTTTGATGAACTCGACGCACGGCATTTCCTCCGAAACGCGAAGATCATTGAACCGCGCTTGCGCTTCGTCGAAGCTGTCGAAGGTAACGGCGTTTGCGACGGACGCTTCGCCGTCGTATTCCCATAAACGGATTTTGTATCGTGTTGTACTCATTCCGAATAGCTCCTTTCCCGCGTTACTCTTCAATGCCGATGTAAAGCACGTTTTCATCGGCGCGAAGCTCCGTGATCTTGCAATATGCGTATTTGTTCATTTCGTCGTGCGCGAAGTGCTTATACAAGCCCCTGTAAATGTCCCGCTTCTGATAGCCGCATTCCCGAACGTAGATATACACTTTCGTAAATCCGCTAATTACGTAGCCGATCGTTTGAAGCGCCACGTTGTTTGCGATCCTCTTCATTTTCATATTGAATAGCTCCTTTCGTATTTCAGCAATTCGCGCCGCGTCGGTTTCCTCTGCGTCGGAAATTCTCTTGCACCGTCGCTTGTGCAAGATCGGCGCTGTACTTCGGGCGGGCGTAGCCGTCAAACTCTCCCGTATAGCCGCGCTTCAACTCTTCGTAGATAGCGGCGGCGCTCCTTTTCAGACGGGCGGCAATGTCAACAACGCGTTCACCCTCTGCATACATTCTTTCGATCTCGCGGCGCTGTTCCAGCGTCAAATAACTGTATCCGTTCAATGTTTTAACCTCCTTCCGCCTGCCTTCGGATAAAAAAATAATGCAGGAAAAACCGTAACGGTTTCTTCTGCATTTAATGATACTCTCAACATGCGCAAAAGTCAAGAGTAAAAGCAGAAAAAACTAAAATATTTTTTCAGAAGGCTTCAAGCGGCTTCGGCGACGTATCTTTCAAATAGCGATCCGGACGTTTCAAAGCCTAAAATCTCGCGCGGGTAATTGTTGATCCACGTTTCGACGCGCTGAATATATGCGGCGGTTACTTTCCGGAAGTCCGTTCCTTTCGGCAAGAACCGCCGTATCATTTTGTTTATGTTCTCATTCGTGCCGCGCTCGTATGCGCTGTACGGGTGGCAATAGTAAACCTTCGTGCGCTTCCGGTCTTTGCCGTAGACGGATTTTTCAATTCCGGCGCAATCCATAAATTCTGATCCGTTGTCAAACGTAATACTTTTGAATATCTGTGAAAACTTCTTCCCGAAGCGGCGTTCTAATTTGTTCAGCGCCGCCACGACGCTGGCGGCGGTCTGATCCGGCATTTTGATAATAATTTCGTCCCGTGTCAAGCGCTCCGAAAGAACGAACAAGGTTTCCTTCGTCCGCTTCTTCCCGCATACGCAATCGCCTTCCCAATGTCCGAAGGTCTGTCGATCGTTGATTTCCTGCGGGCGTTCTTCTATGCTTTCGCCTTGCGGCGCGCGGGCGGCTTTCTTCCGCTCCACCTTATCATACTTCCGCTTCCGCTCCCCGTGTTCCGGCAAGCTCTCGCGGCTGATCCCGTAGAATATGCCTTTGTCGATGTAATTATAGATCGTCTTTTCGCTGATCTCCGTTTTGAAGGTCAGCCCCAGCCGCTTGATTTCTCCGACGACGGCGGCGGGGGAATAGCCTTCTTCGCCGATCTTCTTTTCAATAAAAGCTGACAATTCGTAATCGTTGCCGATCTTCAATTCGCCGCCTTTGGCTTTTAGGTTCTCTTCATAGCGCTGTTGCGCGATCTCCGGCGAATAGCGTTCTTCGGTCGTCAAGTCGGAATTCAAATGCGTATAGCGTCCGCGCTTCAACTCCCTGTATATCGTTGTATTGTGGACGTGCAGACGGTCGGCAATCGCGCAAGGCTTCAAGCCCTCTTTCAAGCCTTTTTCGATTTTTAGGCGGTCTGTCCAAGTCAAGTGTTTGTGCATTCTTCCTTCCTCCAGCTTCCGAATATGACAAAAGGGCGGCATTTCTGCCGCCCCTGCCGATAGTTACTTATCCCGCGCCGCTTCGCAATACGCCGCAATAAACTTCTTGATTTCCGTTGTCGGCGTTGTCCCGTTGTCCGCGCAAGCCTTTTTGAATTCCTCCAGCACTTCCGGACGAAGATCAAGCGGGAAGCGGGCGTAATGCGTCCGAATGTGTTTCTTTTGCGCTGAATAGTCCTTTTCGTTCATTTTGTTACTTCCTCCGCTTCAAGGATAAGACGATAGCAACGATCGACAAAGCAATGCTAATCGCCACAAGAATATAAATCGCTGTATCCATGCTCCATTGACGTTAAGCGTTTTTTGTGTTATACTTATCAAGGCAAGGGGGATTTCTCCCCCTGCCCGTTACCTTGTCAGCTTTTCTATCAGAAGAAGAATTGCAATTACAAGGTTTACGATCGCGGTAATAAGATTGATTGTGCTTGCTGGCTGGTCTTTCTTATTGCCGCTTTTCTTTTGCTTTTTCTTGCTCAACGTCTTAACCTCCTTTCTGTTTATTATTATACTATATACGTGCGTATATGTCAATAGCTTTTGCGAAAAAAGCAGAAAAAAATAAGCGGCGACGGGATCACCCCGCCGCCGTTATTCGTCTATACCTAAAAGCCAATTTACTGAAACGCCCAGCACTTCCGCAAATATCTTCAATTCAAAGTCGGATACGAAGCGCGTACCGATTTCAATTCGGCTTATGCTGTCCCGCTCCATATTGATCCCCTTCAACTGTATTTGCGCGGCTAAATCCTCTTGACGTAGCCGCCGGACGACGCGCGCTTCGCGCAATCGGTCGCCGCAAATGTTCTTCTTGCCGTTGTAATCATATATCTTCATTGCCGCCGCGATCCCTCTTCATTCTGATTATTTGCAAACGGTGTGTAAATATTCCGCTTTATTCTTGATTTTAGCGCATGACGGGCGTATAATTGTGTTAAAGGTCAGAATGGGCGAATTCTGCCTTAAAAATTTACAATTTGAAAGGGGAATGAGAATGAAAAAATCTTCTATCGCTCTTTTTGTTGCCGCCACGCTGTTCCTTTTATGTTCCTTCACCTTCCTTCCGGACGGGATCGGCGAATTCGCTTCCGGTGTTGCCGTTGCCGTTGTCCTTGCTCTTGTAGGATTTTCCAAAGAGAAAAAGGCGCGTAAAGCCGCCGCCGAAGCGCGCTTGAAGCAAGAGGAAGAAGCCCGCGCACAAGCGGAAGCAGAAGCCCGCCGACGCGAATTTGAAGCTACGCACGGCGTTCTTTCTTTGCCTGTGTCCGGCGTAACATTCGATAGCCGCCAGCGTGTTCTTGCGAAGCTGTATCGCGAAAGCGACGGGATCGGAATTGACGGTCGTTTGGAAACGTGCGAATACGAAGGCGCGCCCGCCGTCCGTGTTTTTGCAGAAGATGAATTGATCGGATACGTTCGGAAAAGCGATCTTTCGCAAACGCTCCCGATTGTTGATCGCGTCGATGATGTAACGATCACGATTGATTGCTTTGAAGATAACGAAAAGATTTACAACGCCGAAGCGCGCGTCGTCTATACGAAGTGAACCAAACAAAAAAATCCCCCGTGCAAGGCTCAAAAGCCCGCACGGGGGATTGTTCTTTATGCGGCGGAAGGCTGAAAGGGGAAGCGCGATCCGCCGCGCGGTCAATTACTCTTTGTTGCTGTCGGTATCCGCCGGAATGCCGGAAATAGTGAAGTAGTCCGGAAGATTAAAGACGGCGGCTTCGATCAGTTTATCCAGCGTTTCCGCGTCGATCTTGAAGCCCTTGCTATTCAGAAATTCAACAACGTATGCTTTCTTCTCCGCGCCCCTGCCGCTTCCGGTGTAAAGCTGTTCGGCGGCTTCGACGGCAACCGTTACCCACATTTTGATTTTTTCAAACTGTGCGGCGGTCGTCTTGCTTCTGATCCACGGGATCACGAAGGCGGTAATAATAGCCGCGATAAGAGCGATCACGGCGTTTGCAATGCTGGTAAGATCAATAGTCATTGTTTGTATCCTCGCTTTCTGTTATGTCGATTTTTTCTTTTTTCTTGATCCTGCCGACGATTACTTCGGCAAGACGCTTCATCATCATTGCGCCGCATTCGATCACGACGGCGCGGAAATACCATTCGATCAGAACGGTTTGTTCCTGCCGCGTGACAAGGAATGAAACGTACTGCGCGACGATGAAAGCCGCCGTTGTAATTGCGATCACAATAACGGCTTTCGTTGCGAAGCGTTCGTCAGCCTTGAAGAAGCGGCGCTTCGCCACCCGCTTCCCGCTCGAAGGTTTGTTTTTCATTGCGTCCCCCTTTCATAGCGCAATTAACGCACGGCGCGCGTTGTGTAACACATACCGTGCGTTGTGCGTGTGTTAAACAAGCGTTAGATCATCGACGTTCACCGCCGCGACAACCGTTCCGCCGTAGGTAATCACGGCGCGCTTGCCGGAAAGCTCCTTGACGATGTGATCGCGGGAATAGACGAAGGAAGCAAGGTTTCCGCCGGAATAGGTTTTCGCACCCGCTTTCACGCGAACTTTGCTTCCCGCTGTGATCTTCTGCGCCGATGTCCCGCCGGACGTGCCGGAATAGGTTATGAAAGCGTCGTCGTGTCCCGCCTTCTTCAACTTCTCCAGCATGGCTTCCGCGTTCTTCTTGACGCTGAACGCGCCCACTTGCACCTTGTAATACTTGCCGATCTGCACGATATAGGTATCGAAGCCTTCCTTTTTCAGCTTCGCCGCGAACGCCGTTGCGTTGTCCTTCTTCTCAAATGCGCCAAGCTGGACGCGGTAAAGGCTCTTCGCTTCGTCCTGCGGCTTCTGTTCCGGCTTCTGATCCTCTGCCGGAACTCCCAGCCGCCTGTTTACCTCCGCCGCGATCTCGCCGTGTCGGTTATACAGATAATCGCCGGGGCAAGCCTTGTTCGCGTAATCCCTGTGAACGGTCATATTGCACCCGTTCTTGTGGTTTACGCGGTCGTCCTTGCTTGTACTCCATACCAGCTTTTTGATCCCGTTCCGGCGGCAAATATCTTCGACAAGATCAAGAAGCGCCGCGTATGCTTTATCGTTTACGGCGTATGGGTGCTTTGTGTCGCTTGCAACCTCGATCGTGATTGCGCGGTTATCGTTCGCCGCCGAAGAACTGCACCACGAACGATCGGCTTCATCGACGTAAAGCCCGATCCGCCCGTCGTAGCCGATCCCGTAGTTTGAACTTGCCTGTCGCGAAGTCGGCTTGAAGATTTCGCCGATCCTCTCGGCGGAACATTGCCCGACGACGCAATGAATTGTGATCGTGTCGATCTTGTGATTTCGTGGGCTGTTCTTGTTCGGTGAAATCAGCGTACACGAAATAAGTTTGCTATTGCTCATTGCTGAACCCTCCTTTGCAATGAAGAAGCGGCGGGGAAGCCCCCGCCGCCGCTGGTGTTACTCTGCTTGATCCATTCGTTTTTCGATGTGGTCAAGCCGCTTGTGTGCCTGTTTCGCCGACGCTTCAACGTCGGTCAAGCGCGTTACGAACTCCGTATTCGTCTTTCGCTGTTCCTTCTGCTCCGCCTTGATTTCGTCCGTGTTCGCCTTGATATATCCGATCTCGGTTAAAACGGTCGCGTCGTGCTTCACATTGCTTTCCTTGTCCTTGTCCCTGTTACGAACAAAAGCGATATAGCCGAACACGATAGCGCATACGGTAGAAAAGACGGAAAGAACCGTTGTAAAAGTGTCCATCGTTGATCCTCCTTCCTGCCGTTATGTTATCTCTTCCCACTTCGTCGAATTGACGCGCGGGGAATAGACGGAAGATTTGAAGTGCTGGGCGACGCATACCCACTTCTTCCCGTTGTGCGTTACCTTTGTTCCCTCCGTGATTACTTCGCCGTCCGGAAGGTCAGCCCATGCGCCGATCTGCTCTTCGGTCGGTGTGCGCGTCCACTTGTCCGGATTTGAAGCAGGGGATTTTCCACGGCTGTAATGCGTCGCCGTGTAGCTCACGCCGTCAAGCGTTACCACGTCGCCCGTAATATAGCTTTTCTTCTCGTTCCACTCTTCGCCTTGCTCCGGAATAGAAACAAGGTTATTGCGGATACTCGAAATAATGCTTTCTTCGGTTTCGGCGCGGGCGGCTTCAACCTCCGCCATGATCGAAGCGCGCAAGGCTTCAAGCTCTGCCGCGCCGATCTGCTTTTCGCTCTTCTTGTGTGTTACGCTCATTCAAAATTCCCCCCGATCCCCGATACCCAGCAAGCGGTCAGCGCGTCGCCGCGCTGGACGGTTACGCGGATATTCATTCCGTACCGTGCCGCCGTGTTGATCTTATTTGTGAAAACGTGTGCAACGCCTTGAACAACCGCGTTCGTGCAATCCTCCCAAACGGGGGAAGCGTCAAACGGATTGTTCGTCGCTTCAACCTTGAACGTGCCGCCCGCCGGAATATCTCGCGTTACCTTGATATTCACGCGTGTCGGCTGGCTGTTGGCTTCCAGCGGCGCTGAAAGCGTGATAACGAAGCCCGCAATCGACTTCGTGAACGTCAGCGTCCGGACGGCGCTATTTCCTGCGCTGTCGGTCGCCGTAATCGTGATCGTGTGCTTTGCGTTCGTAAGCGCCGTGAAGGTGTTTCCGGAAACGGAAAGCGTCTGCGTTGCGCCCAGCGTGATCGCGTTCTTCGTCGCGATTGTCTTTCCGTCGATCTTTTCAACAACGTTCACCGTGTCGCCGTCCGGATCGGTTACGCTGTATTGATAGGTGAAATCGGCGCGCTTGATCCCAAGATCGGCGTTGCTTCCGGAAATCACGGGCGGCTGGTTATGAATTACGGCAATATCTCCGCTTGTGGTGTACGCGGAATAATTGCCGTAGCTGTCCTTTGCGCGGACGCGGTATTTTAACGTGTTCCACGCGGTCGATACCGCTTCCGTGAACGTCCTGCTTGCGGACGCTTGAACCTGTGTCCACGCGCCGCTGTTGTATGAGCGCTCGAAACAATAGGTCAGCGCGTCGCCGTCCGGATCGGTCGCCGCCGCGCAAGAAATGTTGATGTTCTGCCCGCTGTAACACGTTGCTGGCGCGGTAATGCTGGGCGGCGCGGAAGGCGCGGAATTGTAGATTACCGTATAATTTCCGTCGCTGTTCGGGCTGTCAGATACCAAGATAGAAGATTTAAGATTACAAAGCGGGCGAACGCCATCGCTGCCGTTGCACGCGCTGAGGCTGTACAAAGAGCCGCCCGAAATGACGTAGCGGACGTAGGTGGCGTTCGACGAATAAGGCGTTCGAAGCCACCAATACCAGCCCTTTGACGTGCTGAAATTGGCGTTCGTGTACTCCGAATTGCTCACGCATTGCGCCGTAGGATAAGCGACGCGGGAAGCGTCGTTGCTGAATAGCGCAAGAAGCGTTCCTTCTGCGATATTGTTTTCATTCGCAAGCCCCACTTCTGTGGTGGACGGAAGGAACATTTTTGACGTTACCGTTTCATAGCTTCCACCGTCGGTAACGGTATTTCTTGCGACGGTCTGCGTTGTTGTCAGAAGCTCCGCAACGAACTTCGGATCAAGCATAGCAAGGAAGCCTGCCCACGCGTCGTACTCGTTGTAATTGTTCCATACGTTCGCGTTCGTAGGCGGCGCGTCCGCGCTGTGCTTTGCGCTGTACCACTTACCCGCCGCCGC